CTTCTTCCTTAACTTCTTCCTTAACTTCTTCCTTAACTTCTTCCTTAACTTCTTCCTTAACTTCTTCCTTAACTTCTTCCTTAACTTCTTCCTTAACTTCTTCCTTAACTTCTTCCTTAACTTCTTCTTTTACTTCTTCCTTAACTTCTTCTTTTACTTCTTCCTTAACTTCTTCTTTTACTTCTTCCTTAACTTCTTCTTTAACTTCTTCCTTTACTTCCTCTTTAACTTCTTCTTTAACTTCTTCCATACAATTATTTTATTATATAATAAGATTATTTTTATTCTTTACTTGTTTATTCTGAAGTTTGTTCTGAGGGTTGTTCAGATGGTTGTTCTGATGGTTGTTCTGATGGTTGTTCTGATGGTTGTTCTGAGGGTTGTTCCGAGGGTTGTTCAGAGGGTTGTTCTGATGGTTGTTCTGAGGGTTGTTCCGAGGGTTGTTCAGAGGGTTGTTCTGATGGTTGTTCAGATGGTTGTTCAGAGGATTCTTCATTCTTGCGTTTAGTCCATGGATCTTCTTCTGATAAAGATTGAGCAATATCTTCTTCTTTCTTGGTTTTATTAAGAACTTCAATTCGACGTTTATCAAAGATTTCATCGCGATCTTCCATATTCTTTTTGTATTGTTTCATTAAAGTATTTAATTGAGTTTCGGAATATTCTTGATTTTGAATATCATTTGGATTTGGAGACCAGGGACACCAGCAACCAACTTGAGCAACAAATATATCAAATTTACTATCTAACTTTTTAAGGAACTCGCATCTGTTTTTTGCTTCTTCAACAGTATCAAATACACCTCGAACTTTAATACCACGCACACTAGTTACAAAGTTATTTTCACGATAAAAATCTTTTTCAATTTCCTCAGAATTTACAGATTTATAAAATTTATATTGTTCATTCATTTCCTTTGAATCAAACATATATGCATTATTAGTTTTAATTGTATCAATTAAATCTTTGGATTCAGGATATTTATTTTCAAGATTGTCAAGTAAAGATTTCATATCACGACCAAAATTTTGTGTGAATTTTGAAAAATAATAAAGTTCCTTATTTTGTAATGTATCTTCCGGACTTAAAAAAGACAACAAACAATAATTTTGTCCTCTGATAGGTTTATCTTCGTCCAAATAATCCATTTCTTTTGTTGTAACTAAAGTCTCTTCGGTCATATTTACTATTAATTAATAAAATAAAAATCTTATATCCTTTTTTATTTTCTTAATATAAAGTATAAAGACTATCAAGATAATGAACGGAAATGCGAATTATACCTTTGATATATGGGAGGCACTTACTCGATTACTTAAATATGCCATAGAAGCTTTATTTGTTGCTCTTGCTGCATATTTATTACCAAAAAATAAATTACAAGTTAATGAAATATGGATGATTGCCTTAACTGCTGCTTGCGTATTTTCAATCTTCGATTTATTATCCCCGTCCATATCTGCTGGTGCCCGTCAAGGTGTTGGTTTAGGTGCTGGTTTCCGATTAGTTGGTTTCCCTGCTGCTGTTTAGAGAGATGGTATAACCTTATAATTTAACTCTTCACATATTTTTTTCCATATTTGATCTTGAGCATATAATTTTTCCCTGCTTTTTAATAAAGGGAAAAATTTTAAATATTCCTTAAGTTCCAATATTTGAAAAAATTTATATAAGACATAACTGTAAGATAAGAAGTTTTTTCTATCTTTTGGACAATGTTTTAAAAATGGTGCTTGAATATCTCTAAACATTGAGCATAATTTCTCTTCTAATTCTGCAGAAAATTGAGGTGTTGGTATTCCATTAATACGATTAATTATATAATTAATATGTTCATAATATTTATTTATTCGTAATCTTTTTAATATTTCTCGCATTTTATTATAAGTTATTTTCTTTGTGTCTGTAATTTTTTCTTTTTTAATTTCATTTAAAATTTTTTCAAATATATCATTTGGTATATCCGTGCTTTCTTTTCCTTGAACTTGATTACACCATTCTCTAAAATGATTAATTCTTTTATAACTAAAATGAGATGTATCTTTTGTATTTTGTTTTAATATTGGTCTATTTTGTTCGACTAATAATGGTTCTTGATATCCGCAAACATTACAAATCATAATTGCTTCATGTTGGAGACAAGTGAGATAATTTCTGCAATTTCTGCATAACTCCCTATTGTCAAAATCTATTTTTTTAATATGATTATTATTGGTTATTGCTAAATATTCATCAACTAATGAACTTTTTTCAATGACTAATTCATCTGAATCATAATTATCATCTTTGTGTTTTTCATTAAAGTCATCATTATCATTATCATTATCTTTATCCTTGTCTTTATCATCGTTATTATTTTCTTTTTTATTTTCTATATTTAAATTAAAAGAATCGATAATAGATTTATTTTTAAATTTAACTGATTTTATTTTTGCGGGAGGATTATTTATTTGATTTGTTGTTTGTTTTTCAATCATATCATAATAATTAAATAATATATAACTGGTTTTTTCATAATATTCTATTTCGTTAAAATTTTTAATGTCCTTAAGTTCCTCTTTAATTTTGATTATTTCCTCTTTTATTTTAATATTACTAGTCCATAAATCATTATAATTATAAGGAATGTTTTGATTATTAATATTTAAATCATTCCCGTCATTATTATAATTAATTATCAATCCATTAATATAATTATAAGTATTTTCCAATTCTTTAATTTTTTCCAAATTTTTTTTCTCCGCAATAATTTTATTCGAATAATTATTTATAATTTTATTATGCATTGCATCTAATGTAGATATATCTTTATTAGATGTTACTCGTTTTTTTGCAGTTTTATCTTTGAACATAATTAAATGTTATCTATAAATTAATGTTTTTAAATATGCTTATATAGTTAAAATACTATTATTTTTTTTCTCCTATTATAGTATAAAGAATATAGCATAAATGGGTGGTGGTCTTCTTCAACTTGTCGCTTATGGTGCTCAGGATGTTTATTTAACTGGTAATCCCCAAATTACTTTCTTCAAAGTTATCTATCGTCGCCATACTAATTTCGCTATGGAGGCAATACAACAAACTTTCTCTGGTATCCCTGATTTTGGAAACACTGTTTATTGTCAAATATCTCGCAATGGTGATTTAATTCATCGCACTTATTTAGAATGTGATCTTCCATTATTAACAAGTGCTGGAGATAAATTTGTTAATTATGTTGGTTTACGTTTATTAAAATCAGTAACCATAGAAATTGGTGGACAACAAATAGATAAACATTATTCTGATTGGTTATATATATGGAATGAACTTTCCCTTCCCGTTGGCAAACGTTATGCTTGGGAGCAAATGGTTGGTGCTGATCAAGATGTAACTACTAGAACTACCAATGAAGCAAAACCACGTTTATTTATCCCTCTTGAATTCTGGTTTTGCCGTTCAATTGGTCTCGCTCTTCCTTTAATCGCTCTTCAATATCATGAAGTTAAAATTAAAATAGAATTCGAAGCTGCCAAAAATTGCATTTATAGACTTAATGGCGTCAATTCAGCAGATCCCACTGGATCATATTCATTAACTAATGTTAATTTATGGGTTGATTATATTTTCCTTGATACTGATGAACGACGCAAATTTGCTCAATTATCTCATGAATATTTAATTGAACAATTACAATTCACTGGTTCTGAATCATTAACTGCCAGTTCATCTACACGTGTTAAATTAAATTTCAATCATCCTTGCAAAGAATTAGTATGGGTTGGTAAATTTGCCCCATCAACTGCTGCTAATCATTGGTATAATTATACTGTTAAAAAAGATGGCAATTTTCTTGCTGCAGGTGAATACCCCAATTTATATTCACCTTTATTAACAAATATTACTGCTCAACTTGGAGCAAATGACCCTAATACAAGTAATGATTTATTAAATAATGCACTTCCAGGTGCTGCTACTGAAATACCTAAATATATAACTTATAATGTTGAACCTGGATTTTCAGCAAATGCCAAAAATCCATTTGA